AGCGTGATATAATTAAAAAAACAACGATGGCGGGGGAATAATGGTAAAGGGCAATTATAAGCGGGCAGAGCTTGTCATTCCGAAAATCACAAAAGAGCAGTTTATAAAACTATCTGCAGAGCAACAGAAAGAATATCTGCGACTTTATCGGGAACAGGTTGCGCCTTGTTTTGAAGAATGGAGAAAGCCGCATTCTGTGAAAGTTGCGAGCGGCGGCCGTGGTGCGGGTGCAAAATCAGAATCAACCGCAAGCCTTTTAATTCAGTTTGCGGAGCACCCGTCTTATTTTGGCGAAAATATAAAAGTTATCTGCTTGCGTTCGGTTCAGAAGTCAATTAAAGATAGCTCATATTCTTTACTTTGCAGAAAGATTGAAGAACTTGGCTACACAGATTTTGAAATTACACAGAACTATATTCGTAATACAACAAACGGAAGTTACTTCACATTCAATGGACTTAATGACTTTACAAGTTCACAATTGAAATCATTAGACAATTACACAATTGCTTATGTCGAAGAAGCGGACGGGGTGAGCCTTGAAGTATGGGACACTCTGGAAGCAACAATCCGTAAAGAGTGGTATTACAAGGGAGAGAAAAGACAAGCGGAGATCTGGGCGGTTTATAATCCTAATACCACAAATGACCCGATAACACAAAAGTTTGTCAGTAACCCGAAACCCGATTGGCTTATTACAAAGTGTAAACCTTTAGCCGAAGACAATCCATTTTATCCCGATAACCTTCTAGAGAAATATGAAAACCTTATGGAGAGGGACCCGGACGAAGCGAAGCACGTTTATCTGGGATATCCTAGAAATAAGCAGACAAATGCTGTTTGGCTTGTTTCTGATGTAATGGACAGTACGGGGGAAGAAAGAAACACCGAAGAAGCCCAGGAAGGGGCAATAGAAATTGGTGTTGATGTAAGCCGATTTGGTGCGGACTATTCAGTAGTAACAAAAAGAAAAGGTTTATGTGTTTTAGATGTTCAGAAAGTACGGGGCTTTGATACTCAACAGGTAGCAGGTTTAGTTTGGGAAGTTGCAGAGCGTGATACTTCTGTTTTGATTAAAATTGATATAGGCTACAATCAAGGGGTTTATGATTTATTAAATGAATGGGGAGCAAATGTTGTTCCTGTAAACTTCGGGGGCAAGGCAGACAATAGCGAAGTATATTGCAATTGTGCTTCTGAAATGATGTTTGAATTGCCATTAAAAAGCCTTTATATTCCGAAACAGTTTTTGACACAGACACTTCTGGAAGACCTTGCCGAAAGACAATACTTCTATAATTCCAAAGGGCAGAAACAACTCGAACCGAAAGACAATCGAAGTGATACAACAAAATCCTGCTTCAAAAACCGACATAACGGAAGGTCGCCCGATGAAGGGGATAGCTTGTGCCTTGCGTTCTATGAAAAACGAAATGATTGTTGTTATTAAAAAATTAAAAATATTTTACAAAAAGTGTTGACATATAACACTAATAGTGTTAAGATAGAATTATCAAAGCTAAGGGGGCTTAATTATGAAAGAGAAAATGATACAGTATTTTGAAGGTTGCGGATTTTCAAGAGAAGAAGCAGAAAAGGAAACTGCAATTCACATTCGGGAAATCCAACGCAGAGAACTTCCAGATAGAATTACAGAAGAACAAGCCTGCAATTATTTTATGATGGATTTAATTTTTGAATAGGTAATTAAAGCGGGGGAAACCCCGCAAAATCAAGGGGGCAAATTATGACAAAGAAAATAAAAGTAGTTTTAACTTGTTTCAAACAAACGAGTTATGAAGATTATACACATTTCTTCAAGACAGTTGAAATTGAAGTACCTTGTCAAGAAGGTGAAGATTGGCACGTCTGCGGAGAAGAATATCAAGAACAGGAGATAAAAGAAAAATGATAATTGAAGTTGTTGGAAAAGAGATTGAAAAAATAAAAGGTGATTTTGAAAGTTACCTTAATGGCTTGAATATGGTTGGGGAGATTTCATATTCCCAATATTCAGAACTGTATGACGAAGGTACAAAGCAGATACAGAAAGCCTATGAATTGGGTAACAAGGCGAATGAATGGCATTATGTGAAAGACGGAAACCCAGAAGAATTACAAGATGTATTATGTTTTGTAATTCACAATGAACAAAGATTTGTTTTACAGGGGTTTCTACGAGATGGAAGGTGGGTATTATCACCATTAGGAACTTATCTTAATAATGAAGATGTTATCGCTTGGAAAGAAATTGTACTTCCAGAACTAAAGGAGAGTAGATAGAAATGATTACAGTTTACTTATCGGGAAAAATGACCGGACTTGCAGAAAGCGAGTATAAAATGACATTCAAGCGGGCTGAAGAATTTTACAAAGGTTGCGGGTATAATGTTATAAATCCCTGCGATTTGTCAGAAGATGTATTGAAAAGAAAACCTAATGCGACATATGAAGATTTTATGGCGGAAGATTTGAAAGCGATTAGTAAGTGTACGCATATAGCGATGTTGGAAGGTTGGGAAACAAGCCCGGGAGCAAAGAGGGAAAAGGCGGAAGCGCAAAGGCTCGGAAAAGGAATAATGTTCTTAAAATTATTTGGTAAATGATAATGACAGAAAGCCAGAAGAAAAAAAGAAATTTCCGACAAAGAAAAGTCTGGAAGTTATTCAAATTAAAAAAGAAAAAGGAATGCGGGGGAGTTGATAAAATCACCCTCGCAAAACTCTATAAACATTGGGAATTGCACCACGAAGACTTGAGGGAAGAAAATTACGAAAAACTAAATGATAATTTTCTAGCGTGTAACAATAAGACCCACGAAGTTATACATTGGTTGTGGCGGTATTATTCAGTCGATGAAGGAATAATTGACCGCTTAAAATGGGAAATGGACAGAATGAAAGCTATTAATCAAGGGGGCGAAAATGGCGAGCAAGTCCGAAAGGTTGGAGATAATATATAATAAAATTATAGAGGACTTAAAAACAAGAGATTATTCTACGTACGAGATTGGGAAAAAGTATGGAATACCGGGGCGGGATTTTGGTTCTGTTCTGGTTCAATTAACATTTATGGCCCCGATTTATGATTATAAAGTAAAAGGAAAATTATATATAGGAATGATACGCAGTTAAAAAGGTTGCCAAAACTTCACTTGTGGTGTATAAAATTATTATACACAATAGGGGGTTTTGTACAATGGATTTAATTGACAAAATCAGACGCAGATGGAGTGTTGCACCAAATAGGGCAAGTGCAGAAATGCCGAAATTGTATGGGAACTCACCAAGGCTTGACCCGGTCAGATACATAGCAAAAACTTGTGCGAGTGAAGAATTAAAACTCTATCGAAAATCAGATTACAGAAAGAATGGGGAAAATGCTGAAGTTATCGGGGAACACGAATTATACGATTTGTTAGACCACCCTATTCCAACGTTTCCAGAAATTGACGGGTGGACTTTACGTTATATGACATTTGCCTATGTCGATTTGGTTGGAGAATGTGGTTGGCTGAAAGTCAGAGCGGGCGAGAGTTCAAAAAGAATTATTGCATTACTTCCTATCCCGAAAGCCTGGATAATTGAAAAACCTACACTTGGAAATCATTTTTATTTAATTACACCTTATGGAAGTATGGGCGGAGTTACATTGACAGTTCCTGCCGAAGATTTTATTTATTTTAAAGATGTAGATTTGAATGACCCATACGGAAACGGAAAGGGAATGAGCGAAAGCATTGCGGACGAGTTGGAAACAGACGAGTATGCAAGTAAATATCAGAAAAACTTTTTCTTCAATGACGCAACACCGCCTTATATTGTTACAGGTTATCAGGGTAACGAGCAGGGCGCGGATAAATTAAAACAGACCTTAAAACAAAAAATCGGTGGTTTTAGAAAGGCAAGAGAACCGGCAATTCTTACGGGAGCAATGGACGTGAAGCCATTAGGTATATCGCCAAAAGAATTGGATATGGTCCAGAGCCGAAAATTCCTGCGCGATGAATGTTTACAACATTATCAGATTCCGCCGGAAGCGTTCGGAATTATCGAGAATTCAAACAGAGCGACAATCGACAGTTCTTTATACCTTGCACAGAAAAATGTATTTGTACCGCGCCTTAGATTTTTTGAACGTGTCTTAAATAATCAGTTATTAAACGAATATGATGATTTGATTTGCCGACACGATATTAAAATCATTGAAGACGATGAACTTAAATTGCGTATTTATCAATTCGGGGTGCAGAATGGTTGTATTACAAAGGAACAGTATTGCGAGCAGTTTGGAATAAATCCAAAGCCAGAAGAAGGCCATTATATTGTACCAATC